GTTGCAGATTTTATTTTATCAATCAGAGTAGAGTATGGAGTAAGAGTAGCTGTACCAAGTTCGATATTTGACGAATCATATTTAGTCGCCAAGGCGGTTTTATCTGCTTTCACAAGCAGAGCGTTGTAAACTGCTCCGCTTGTGAGGTAACACGGGCTGTTATTTTTGGGTTCGCTGTCAAACGGCATTGAATCGAGCTTGCGGGCAAGTTTCTTATCTGTTCCTTCTCGTGTATATGCGTCCGTAATGCCATAACCTGCGAGTGTAGTACTTTTATCTGCTTTCTTCGCAAGATTTGCGTCGGCCGTATCAAGCCTTGCTCCAAGCGAATTAGAACTACCTCTTGCATTTTCGACTTCTTTTGTGATTTCCGCAATAGAGCTTGCACCCGGGAAAGCTTTACTGTCATCGTTGATTACGCTTTTTCCTACACGCAAACAAACGGTTTCAGCAGTTATGATTTCGTCGCCTTCCATAAGCACAATGTCCATTTTGCAAATACCTGACAAAGCAAGCATTGTGTCTGTTAGCGTAACTGTGACTACATTATTTTCGGTGTCAACGACTGCGGCAACGCTGTCTGCTACGATTACATCATCAACCGTAGCATTGACTTTAGCTGACATTGTGGAGGCAAGGTTAACAGTTTCACCGTTGACGGTGAACGCAAAATCAATAATGCGTGAGCCTTTGTCGCCCTGTCTGACCTCTAAGATTTCGTAGTTCTTACAGCTGTTGATTTCGAGTGTCATTTTTGTATGATTAATGTTCAAATTTTTTCACCTCATTTAACTATATAATCAGATAACTTTGACTTTGCTGTGCCGAGTTCAAGACTGTTCCAACGTTCAAGCACAAAATCATAGTCTGTCTTAATGATTTTGGCTTGTAAGCTATCGTTTTCAGTATCAACATACGCCGTGTCGCATAAATGCAGTCCAAGCATTTCGGTGAGTGTAGGGGGATAGTCAACCTTTACATTGAGCGTAGGCGCTCCGTTTGTGTTTACGAGCTGTCCTCTTAAAACCTGCGCTTGAATATTTAGCTTTTGAATCAAGAAGTCCTTGTTCTCGCCTGTGTGAGCGTTGAAATCCCAGTAACCTGTTTCATCGCCGATGTAGACCGAACCGCCGTCCGAAACATCAACCGTTTTCACCTTAATTAGCTTAGATTTATGGGTTTTGAGTTCTTGCGGTTGAGAGCAGAGGATGACGTTCTTGTCGTTGTATGTGTCGTGGCAAGTGGCATAAGCTGCAACGTGGGAACAAATATCATCTGAATTAAGCGTTTGCGTAAGACTGCTGATGTTACTTCCCCAGCGCAAATGGCAGTTTGTAACCGCCCCACGTTTTTTTAACAACGATACATTAAAGTTATTGTATTTATATTCACCGCCGAAAACATCAACGAGTGAACCGTCAGCACCGCCCATAAAATCACCAAGAGTACAGGGCGTACAGAAGCCAAGCGTCATAGATGATTTTGTGGTAATATCTGATGTAAATTTGAAATAGTGCTCCCACAAGGTTGCCTGCGGGAACAGCGAATCACCCTCAAAATCACGACCTGTGCAAAGTATATCCCACCATTCCTTTGGAGTGTGCACAACATCAGTTTGGTTGGAAGTTTCAATTAAAAAGTTGTTGTACAAATTATGCTTGATGTGCTTTGCTTTAACCGTAATTGATTTTTTGTCTTTGTACTGCAAATCGTAAATCTCAAAATACTGCGGTTCATCGGTTGGGTTCGGTTTTGCCTTAATGAAATACTGCGTGTCGAGTAAATCAGCACATCTGTCCGTTGTTGATAGTTCCATTTCGAGCAAATAATCGCCGTTTCGTTCCTCGGTAACTTTACCGCTGATTATTTCTGTAAACCGTCCGAGTAGGTTAAATCTACTTGGGCCGATTGTTTTAAAATCCGATTTATACAACAAAGGGAACATTTTTTATAATCTCCTCCAGTTCGGTCTTATTGACAGTAATGCGTTTTTATATGCAGTTACAACAATTTGATTGTTTCCAACCTTTAATTTAGGAGGTATAGTATCGTCAACAAAATTAGTTGTACCGTCTGATTTGTGTGCAATATACTGCATAGTTTCGCCGTCAAGCACAGCGTAGTCATAACCGCCTGTGCACTTCAAATCAAGTGATTCACCGTTTATGTTAATTTTAGCAATGGCCGTAGTGTTATTACCACTAACGTTTGTGTTAGTTACAACAATCGTCGGCAAAGATTCGTACTTTTCGGGGTTATGTAAAACAATCGGTTTATTGACCTCAAAATCAATAGTCCGCTGTCCAAGTTCTGAATACCACCACGGCTTGCGGTTGAATTTGATTTTAGTTGTAAGTAATGTTGGGAGTTCACGAACAATATCGTCAGTATTTGATATGTAAGCCTCGGTGAAATATCCGGGGTTATAAGTATCCTTGTACTTTTGGTAGCCACGATTTAAGGTCAGCCATTCAATTACGGCCCTCGCAAGGTGCTTTGCTGACAGTTCGGATAAATACGGCAAAAAGCAGATTTCACGCTCAAATTCAACATTCTGCCACCGCCCGTTATCAAGCAAAACATCACCGTCTCTACACGGGATTTCAACCGTTGAAACATCTCTGACGGGAATTTCGTGCTGTGGTGCTTGTGTGATACGACCGCCGAAATATGATAGCCATTTACCTCCGAAATAAAAGTTATGCATACGCTTTCTGCCTCCTTGTTACTTCATCGGCGAGCCGATTGCTCATATCGTCAACGAAGCTGTCAATATCCATATCGTTATTAATCGCAACAGAAGGAATGTTAATACTGATATTGTTGACTATATTGGTTGAATCGTTTTCAAAAACTGAGCCTCTGCCTTCACGCTTTGATTGACGATACTCCTCAGCCTCTTGAGCTGTGAGAACTGCCTCGCCGGCATCAAGATATGCGGCGAACTTATCATGTGGGACATAATCAATACCGGCACGGAAACGAGGTAAGGTTACTTCCGGAATCGGGTCAATCTCCCAGCCAATCATTGATGTTGCCCAGTTTACGCCTTCCAACAATTTATTAATAATCCAAATAATGCCGTTGATTACATTCTCAACGAATGCAGGTATTAAATTAAATACATTCTTGAAAATGTTAACAACACCGTTCCACGCTTGTTCCCAGTTTCCCGAAAACACACCTTTTACGAAATCTACAATTCCATTAAAAATCCCCGAAAGCGGTTCAAGAATTTTTTTGACTCCTTTAATTGCACCGCCTAAAACCTCCGAAAAGATTTGCGCCAACCATTCAATCGCTGGAACAAGCGCAGGGATAAGTGTTTCAAGCATTTCACCGAGTAGGTCAAGAACCGGTCGAAGAGCGTCAAAAACCAGTGAGATGACAGGTGATAGCTGTTCAAGAACAGGCTGTAAAATGCCGATAATCGTATCGCACAACTCACTGATAATCGGGATAAGAGGTGTAAGCAAATCATTCAAAAATGTAGCTAAATCCTCTATAATCGGAGTAAGTGCCGCCAACAAGCCGTTGAGCAACACACCGGCAAGCTGAATGAATACCTCGATTACGGGCATTAAGAGTTCTACAAGCGTACTGAATAACGGCATGATAGCTTGGATTATTTGCATAAAATACGGGAGCAAGTCCTGAATGATTTGCAGTAAAGGTGGAAACAATTGTTCAACAATCTGTATGATGAGAGGGGCTAACTGCTCTATAAGCTGAGCTATAAACGGCAATAGTTCCTCAATCAATGGCATAATCTGTTCAAGCATTGACACGATTATCGGGGCGACCTCTTCGCAGATGTTAATGAGCGCAGGTGCAAGGCTATCAGCCACACCTTCAATAATCGGTGATAACTGCTCCAGTAGCTTACCGCCTAAAGCGATAAGTGAATTAAGCACAGGTTCAGCGACAGCACCAATTTGCGCCATTGTATCAGACAACTGCTGATGAGCTCTATTAGATTCCATTACATCGCCGTTTGTTTCCTTGTACTGAGCAGAGGCATCAGAATACAAGCTCGTGAGGGTTGATGTGATTAACTGCTGTCTTTCTTGTTCTGATGAGCATTTAGCAAGTTTTTCATTAAATTCATCTTCTGACACGCCCATCCAGTTAAGCGCATCGGCAAGCGAACCTGTTACAGTTCCGACTTTTGCTGTTTCGTTTGCCGCCTCGGTCAAGCCTTCAATCGGAAGCGAATCGCCGAACTGACCGTAAACACCTGTGCAAATCTCTGTCCAACTTTGCAGGTCTTTTGTGGAATCGCAAAGCAATGATAAATGATTAGCCGCCTCAGTTGCCTGTCCGCTGTCGCCAACCACAGCATAGAGGTCAGAATATGTTTGCTTTGCGTCTGCCGCTGAGAATTTGTTAGTGGTGAAAGCTGTGTCAAGTTTTCCCATTTCCGTTCGGTATTCTCGGGTGCTCTCTGCGACAGTGGACAATGCTCCTACGCCTGCCGCCGCTCCACCTACAAGTGCAGTTCCCCATTTAGCGGCTGTTTTTATTCCGCTACCGAGTGTTGAAGCAACGCCCTTGCTTTTCTTCTCGGTCTCTGCAATAGATTTGTTTGCTTCATCGTTATTTACAAATATAGAACCGAACAATTTAAATATTTCGACGGCCATTAGCTACACCTCCTCCCATTTGTAGTTATCAAGATAGTTTTCAACGTTTCTTTCGATTTCCTCTGTATTGACACTCTCAACGCTTTCAGACCGTGTCGAGCCTGTTGCCTTGTTTACGAAATCCGTGTACGACAAGCCTGTGAAATCTCCCACAACAGTCAAAATATAGGCTTTATAAAGCAATTCGTCATTACGGTCATTTATAGCATTTTTGATAATCTCGACCGCCTCTGAAAAAGACAGCTCATGCAGTACGGCAGTATTACCGCAACAATACTGCATGAGCATTCCAAATGTTCTTACTTCAAGGCTGAGAGCGAGGTAAAAAAACTCTTGATGTCGTTCTCCCTGACGATCGTCTTTACATTATCAAGGACTTCGGGGATACTTAATTTACTCACCTCATCGGCAGTGATGTCACCTCTGATGTCGGCAAGTAATGAATAAAATTCCTGTTCTGTTTCTTTGTTTGATAAAGAAGTTATCAAAGTAATCACAAATTCAAGACCGACCGCTTCGGTGTTGACCGTTTCATCTTTGCTGTTGTTTTTGACAGCAATGCGATTTGCGAAGTCTGCAATTTCCTCTTTGATGTCTGCTTTTTTGATAATGCGAGCAAGAGTAAATGCGTCTTTAATGCTTAATTTTCTCATAATTATGCCTCCGATGTTTCTGTCGGTCTAAAAATTTTAAACGGCGGTTTGATTTCGTCCTCTGAATCATAAACTTCCGGTGAAAGGTTACCATAGAACTGAGCTTCTACCTTACCGTTGTCTTTATCAGCAATTGCAAGCGTAAGACCGTTTTCGTTAAAGCCGTTGAACACCTGAATAATGCACGGCTTATCCTCTCCGAGGAGACAGCCTACCCAAGTGATATTCTGGATGTAGTCACCGTCAAGAATAACATCTCTACCTGTGATTACATCGTAGCCTACGACCTTTTCGTCTGTACCTTTGTCGGCAATTCCAAGACCGTAAATGAAGTTCTGAGTAGTCATTTCGGCAAGTGTCGCTTTAAGGTAAACCTCCCAACCGTCAACTACCGTATCGCCTTTAGTTCGTGTTTTTACACCGTCAAATTCAAGTCGTCTGAGTGTCGGCTTAGCTGAAAATTCACCGCCTTTAATCGTCACACCAAGACACTTACCTGCCTTTTTGGCGCTTGCGTATGTGTCCGTAGCAGGATCGTAATTTGCAAAAAACGCACCTGCATCAAGGAGCATATGGTCAGCTGTTTTGGCATTATATCCGCTGTACGGCTTAATCTTTCGTGGCTTAACTGTTGCCATTTTAATCATCCTTTCTGTTGTATTTCCTCATTTCGAGAGTGAACATCACTCTCTTTATTGATTTGTCTGATTCTGCAATATACTGCCGGTCAAAATTGTTGTAGAATTTGTAAAAAACATCATCAACCAAGTATGTAGCCTTTGCTATGTTGTCGTAGATTTTGTCCACAACATCATCAATGTCCGCCGTAGTCTGCCTATCATAAACATTAACGGTCACAATAAACTTGTCATACGGCTCATCCGTGTAGAGCTGTTTGACCTCATATACAAGGCGAGGAAATCCGCTTTCTGCCTGTAAAAAATAAGAGGGTGCATACTCAGCGAATAAGTCTTTCAAAAATTTCTTGATGTTATTCACCGCTGTATTCCCCCTCGTTCAGTTTGCGTTCTGCCTCTTCCGTGCCTACGGCACTGAGGTATTGCTGTTCAATCTTTATAATGTCTTTGATGTTGCTTTCGGCGGCATCGCTCAATGCTCCGATTTTTGGGTATTTATTCGTGCCAATCTCTTGGTACAGTCCATAGAAACCGCCCGGTTTAAAGCCTACTTGCAGATCAGGAATTTTTTGCTTTGAGCGTACCCAATACTGCGTGTTTTTCGCTAAGCGCCCCGTCCTGCGTTTTATTTTTTGTCGTGACCGTTTACATACCAGTTTCCCAACATCACGCAGAGCGGCTCGTTCAAGCTCTTTGAGCGTATATTGAATACGGTCAACATTGCTGATTATCTCAACGCCGTTTTTTGTGATTTTAACTGCTTTAGGGAGTGACATTATTCTCACCTACCACATCCGTTAAATACAGCTCTGTACGCTCTGTTCCTTTGATTTGATATGCGCGATAAATTTTGAACTTTTTATTATCAAGGTAACAAAATTCTTCGTTCTGATACTCAAAGGAATTAACTTCAAGCATACATTCGGGTTTTAATCCGTTAGCTTGTGCCTGAAAGAACTCGGATTGTCTGACATATTGCCGCTGAGCATAGACCTTGCGGAGCTTTTCGGACTGAACGATTTCACCGATATCGTTTATTGTTTCGTTATAGCTCGAAACAAGCAAAATCAAAGTATCTGCATTCATTATGTTTGCGCTCCTCTCGCAGCCATTGCATCGCGCAATTCTTCGTAATGCCGTGCCCATTCGCTGTCGGCGGTAACCGAAAAATAAGCACGGCAATAGAATTTGATTGCCTGCATAACAAGTGCAGTTGAGTTTTTGTCGTTGACATCAACTCCTGCACCTGCCATGTCACTTTTGGCAGAATCAATGAGGGCAGATATTTCATCGTCAAACAGCACCGTATTGATACGGAGCGAAACCTTTACGGCTTCAATTTCATTAGATACTGCCATAATTCAAACCTCTTTTAAGCGCTCTTCTTAACGAGCTTAACAAGACTGTGAGTGTCCACAACCTTACCGTCTGCAAGCATTACGGCTTTAAGGACTGTGTTATCGGTGTCGTCCTCTTCGTACTTCTTGACGCTTAAGCCCATTACCTCGTTGAAGATGTAATCGTTGAGATTAAACATCATTGCAAAGGTTGTGTCAGCTGAAACCGTGTCAGCGTACGAATCCATATACCCGTCTGTTGGGATAACAGCACGACCGAAAAGGGTAAGTGACGGCTTACCGTTGAGACCCTCAGACATACGAGCAACAGGCTGACCGTTGCTGTCTGTAATGCCCATAAATGCAAAGAATGATTTCTTTGTCATAAGCCATACAGCATCATCATATGCGGCAGGAAGAGCCGCCTCAGCATTACAAAGTGTTGAATAGGCAAGTTTACCCGTCTTTGCAATTTCGATAGTCTGACCCTCAGGCGGTGTGCAAGTAAGAATACCTGTCGGAGAGCCTGTGCCTGTACCCTTGATGATTGCAGATTCAACAGCCTTTACAATTGCGTTCTTAATCTGGTCAATAAACTGCGATTCAAAAGTATCAAGTGCAGTCTTTGTCATAAAGAGAGAGAATGCAACCTTGCATTCAAGCTTATAGCCTGCAAACACAACCTTGTCAGTTGTAACCTTCTGCTGCTCAGAACCCTTTTCTTCATCAACCCAGCTCGCTGTCGGTCTGATGTTCTGTGTAGGAACAAGGAGTGCAGTCGGATAAGCTGTCTTAAATACTCTTGCGTAAATCTCGCCGACTTTTTCAAGTTCAACAATCAAACGCTGATACATTGTAGTCGGCACGATAGCCGCCGCAGTACCCGATGTTGTCTGTGCCGCTGTGTTAGCAAACTTCTGTGGCACGGGTACGCCGTCCTGAATATAGTTAGCGAATGCCTTTCTGTATTCAAGCGTTGCGTACATATCTGTTACCTGTTCGTCCTCATCTGTGAGGTCGATGTTTGTCTTGTGATTTCCGAATGGTGCAGGCATTTTGATTCCCTCCTCTGCGTTTTTGTTTGCCTTGTTTACAGCAGAGTTTTCAAACTCGCTGTCGAGCTTGTCAATCTGCTGTGTGATTTCTCTCGTCTCGGCGAGTTTGTTCTCTGCGATAAGCTGTTTAGCCTTGTCATAGAGAGCATTTCTCTTGTCAAGATATTCCTGTTTGTTCATTCTAATTCAACATCCTTTCGTTTGAGTAATTCAAGCTTTGCTGTAAGCTGTGTTTTTTCACTTCTCATCTGTTTGATGATTGTATCTGGGATAAGACCGTTAAGGCTTGCCGCAAGTTTAACCTCTTTTGGCTTTTCGGCATATTCGGTAATCTTGTCAACAAAGCCTTTTTCAACCGCCTCATCGGCAGTAAGCCAAGTTTCATTATCCATAAGTCCGATAAGCTCGTCCTCAGTCATACCTGTTTTAAGTCTGTATGCAGTCGCCACGGCTTTGCTTGCTTTGAGCAACACACCCGATTCGTGAGCCATATCGTTGTAGTCCCCTGCGGCATAGCTTGAAACATTATGAATCATAAGCATACCTGTCGGCACAATTTCAGATGTGCACGCACAAGCGATGTATGAAGCGGCAGAGGCGGCAAAAACAACCTTGATTGTCGCCTCACTTTCGGCGAGCATATCGTAAATTTCGGAGGCGGCAAAGATGTCACCACCTGATGAATTGATAACAACCTGAACGCTCTCGTCGTCCGCCACTTCGTCAAGCTGAGAACGAATATCGGCGGGACAGCAAAAGGCTACCCCAAACCAGTCGTAAATCCACTTGTCATCGTTTGTAATGATAGGGCCCTTAATGTCAATTACCTTCGGCATTGTTTTCACCTCCTTCATCGACCGCAACTGTATCTAATCTTCTGAGCGGAGTATCACCGCCCGCAACTGGAGCAAGACCGAGTGATTCTCGCCATTCGTTTGGGAGCATTGCTCCACGGTCAACCATTCCCGCAAAATTTAGCTTTGTTTTAAGGCTTGCGGATTGTAGATTGAACGAACCGACCGCTATGTAGTTTCCACAACCTCGTTGCCTCCGTGTGAAAAGTTTTCGTGTCAGCTCGTTTTTTAGCTGAATAATCTTAGGCGAAATCACCGCCTCGAAGTAGGCGTTTTCTTCATCTTCGTTCGCTGTTGATGTGATAATTTTCACATTAGTGTTAAAAAGCTCAAGGATTCGGTTTTTGGTTCTGTCCATTTGCAAAGCATTTGGAACATAGTCGTTCGGGGTTATCTGATTTGCATCAACCTTTGCGTCAACTGCCGCAACACCCACGGAGCTGTTGCTGATGTTAAGGTAGTTATCAGCAAACGCTTTTGCGTTTTTCTTCAAGTCCTCAGGGCGCAACGATGAGGTATATTTTAGCAACCATTTAATTACGCTTGAATTTCGGATAGCGCTGATGATACCGCTGTCGGTTGTTTCAACAATTTCAAGCAGAGGAGCAAGAGCCTTGAATTTTCCACTGCCAAATATATCGTTTTCGGCGAAGTCATCACGCAAATGTATGACATCTTCGGAGGCAAAACGGTAGGTCTTGCCGTTCGCAAGAATAAATTCATAAACAAGATTGCCGTCTGTATCGTATAAATCAGTCGCTGATTTTGCAGGAATAAAATACAATTCTGTCGGCAAGCCGTTTAAATCTCTGATGATAAGCCAAAAAGCATTGCCTGATAACGATAGCTGTGTGCTTGTCCTGTATAGGAGCATATCCATTGTTGTGTACGGGTTAGGTTCTTCAAGCAAGAATTTGAGGTAAGGCTCTGGATTGATTAGCAGGTCTTTTCTGCCGTCAACGATTGTTTCTCTTATGTGCTTGATAGATAATTTTGAAAATCTCAAAGCCTGTGCATTAACGCAAGCTCGGACTGTGTCAGAATCATATGCCCTGTTGCCCCATAAGAAAAAATTTGAATTATTCTGTGTGACAAGTTCAACCCTTGAAAAATTCTTCGTCTTTCTGACATTGCGAACAAAATTAAAAAAGTTTTTGAATTTTCCCATTTTCTCACCTCCTAAATAATGCTCAGGTATTCATCTTCATACTCAAAATATATTGTGTAAGCATCAAGCAATGCCGCAGTACCGTCAATTCGCCTTGTCGATTTTGAGGTCTTAATCGGCTGTATATTTCCGTTTCTGTCCTCATCTATTGCGGTATTTGCCAAACACCATTTATCTATCGGGTTGTTGTTGTAGATTATTCTTTTCTTGACAAGGTCTGCTTTAAGGGCTTTCATCGGGGCAGACAGTGTTTTCTTGCCCTGATGTACCGCTTCCATAACGGTAGGTCCGAAAGCGTCAATCATCTGATTAACCCACATCTGAGCCGACCAAGCGTCATAACCCTCTTTCCACAAGTAAATATCGTATTCGTCTTGTATCTCTTGGTACCACTCCGTAACAACACTTGCGTCAATCTTGTTTCCGGGGCAAGTACGCATAAAGCCCTGTTCTATCCACTTGTCATACGGTATCTTATCCTCGGTTACTTTTTTCTCTACGAGGTCGGCAGGTATCCAGTACATTGACAATACAAAAATATTTTCATTGTCAGGCACTCGAAACAACATCTTGGCCGCCGTAAGGTCGGTTGTGCTTGATAAGTCTGCACCGCCTATGCCGTAGGTCGGACGGAGTTCCTTTACATCAAATTTTGTTTCGTTGTTAAGCTCCTCGAAATTAAGCCACGATTCAGTTGATGTTTCGGCTATGTTAAATTCTTTGCATACAAGGTTGCGTACAAGCGACGGATTCGCCTGCGCTTTCTTGACTTTGCTTGCAAGAGCATTTCGGTTTTTAATCGTGCCGAGCCCCGGGTTTGCCTTTTCCCAGCAATCGGGCTTTTCCCATTCTTCACGCTTGTCAAGCTCGTAGATGATGTAAAGGCTGTGTTCGTCTTTGTAACCTACATCATCAAACAAGCCGTTCGTGGTGCGGACAGCATCGTCATAGATTTCATCGTAGATGTCCTCTCTGACTTTTCCGGCTGTTGTTGTAACAAGAATAAGCGGTTGGTCTCGCCCGATTGTACCGTCTGCCATAATGTCATACAACTGTCTGCCGTTTTTCCATTGGTGGAGTTCGTCCATAAGGCAACAATGCACATTCAATCCGTCGAGTGTATCTGAATCAGAAGCAAGCGGCTTAAACACTCCGCAGTTGTAATCTTCTGAACTCAATTCATTTAGCAGTGGTTTAATTCGCTTTAGCAAAGTTTCGCTTTTGCGAACCATTCGTTTTGCTTCCTGCCAAATGATTTTAGCTTGGTCACGCTTTGTAGCAACTGCATACACTTCGGGACCGGGTTCACCGTCGCCGATGAGCATATACAAGCCAACCGCAGAGGCAAGCAAAGACTTGCCGTTCTTTTTTCCGATAATCAGCACAGATAAGTTATACTGCCTGATGCCGTCATCGTCCACAAAACCAAAAGTCGCCGCAAGCCACGCTTTTTCCCACAGCTCAAGCTTTACGAGCTGACCGCCCATTTTGCCTTTACTATGTCGGCAGTAGTTTTCAACAAATTCAATAATGTGATTTCCTCGCTTAGCTTCGTAATGATAGCCGTCTGTCGGATTAATCACCTTATCGCTTAAATGTTTGTACCACTTGCGTATTTTGTCGCAAACAGTAACCTTACCGCTTTGTATCTGTTCGTAGTATTCGAGTATCGGGTTATAGCTCAGTGGATAGCGTTTCAAAGCTTGTCACGCCCTTCAACGAAATCGTCAAAGCCGTCTGTTGTTGCAGTCTTTGCCTCGGTCACTTTTGGAAGCATATCGTTGAGTTGCTTGATGTATTTAAGATAATTTCCAAGCATCGTGTTATACAAATCTGCCTCAGGTCTTTTGCGTGAGTACGGCTCTTGCGTTTCCGACTGCGAAAACAATTCAGTCAAGCCATAAATTGCAATGTCTTGTTGCAGTTCTTTCAGTCTGATTCGAGTAAACGCCGCATTCTCGATTAAGCCAACGGCGAGGTCTTTTCTCTTAACTTCTATGTCCTTGTAGATTTCCGTTAATCGCTTTATCTCTCGTTTAATCGCTCTTTGTTCTCTCTGTTCGTCAGTCATTTTACAAGTCACCGTCCTTTCACACAAGATTTTAGGGGGAGGGGGGCTATATGTAAGGCGCGCAAAAAATCTAACTGCCCCCCTCGGTCCTTCAATTACCGATTTCCGTTTTTTTACCGGGGGGGGATAATCGGTCGGAGCATTCCGCTCTCATCAAAAAAATATTTTTTCGGTTCGCAACCGCCTATCCCGTGCCCCGGCAAATCATCGTGACATTTTTTGCACACAAATAATAAATTGTCGTAATTGAGAGTAACATCAGGATTGTTTATGTTGCTCTCATTAATCATGATCTTATGATGTACGATAAAGCCGTGTCGCTCTTTACATAGCTGACACAATCCGCCGTCAACAAGCATTCGTTCTGCGATAAAACTTTGTCGGCAATCCTGCCAGCGCTTTGATTTGTAGAAACTTTTAGCAAATGCTTTAGCCATACCGTACACCACCAAATAAAAAATGGACTTACAACACAGATAGTCCTTCTGCATCATAAGTCCATTGTATAATTTTTTGCTGTTATTTTTAGGTACAATTTTATTATTGTAAGCTACTGTTTGTTTGCTTTAACCAGCCCTAATAAATAATCAGATGTTACGCCTAAAGCAATAGCTAATTTACGAATAGTCATTGCTGTCGGCGACATCTCAGCAGTCAAATATTTGCATATCTGACTACGTTGTATTCCTGACATTCTCGACAGTTTTGTTGCACCTATGTTCCTTGATGTCATAGCCTTTTCAAGCTGTCTTGAAAATGTTAAATCTGTTCTGTGTGACTTATCCATTAATCAAGCCACCCTTTACCGGATTCGTATCTTCGTGCAATCGCCGGCAATGCGCTGTAACAGTCATAGCAAATCTCTAATCTTACAAATCTCACCTTGTGTCCCTCGTTAGCCTTTGCCCAAAGTTTTACTCTAAAATCTCTTTTTCCTAACGCTTTTTTACAAGCGTCGCAATGATGTACTTTCATTTTTTGTTATCTCCTTTCAGTTTCCCTGTTAATCTCCTTAATCTCTTTAGCTGTCAATCCGCATCACGCTCCTCCTCGTCAAGCATACCAAGTTCCTGTGCCAACGCAACAACAGCGGTTACAATCAAATGCAAATCCTTACCTTTGATGTTACACATATTAAAGCAAACATCGCCCTCATCGTTATCAAGTTTACCAAAATCAATAACAAGTCCCTTTGTGATTATCTTGCTTTCATTGTTATCGTAATTAACGGTAATGTTTTTAATATCTTTCATTTTCTTCTACCTCACTTTCAAACTGCGTCGAAAGTCAACATCAGTCCTGTGTATTTTGTCCATTAATTTGTTGCCCCCCTTTTAAAATCTTTAACCGTCAATTCTATGTCACCTCTCCTTCACCTTGATTTTTAGTTCAGATATTTTCATCATATGTCTCTTCCTCATATTCTTGTTTTGTACAGCTTACAGCATGATATCCGCTAAGTCCAAGTATATGACAAATGTTTTCAGGTCTTATACATCCAGAACTTTCTACATAGCTCTCTATTTCATTTGTTTCATTGTTAATCAATTTGTAATAATATTTCATTCTATATCACTCCTTATCTCAACATACTTCGACAATGAAAATATATATGCTTTTTGTAAATTTTTGCTCCGCAAGGTTTGCCGATAACTTTGGGAGGTCTTGGTAAAACTTCGTCATCTTCACAATAATATTCATCGATGGCATAAAAATCATAATATTTACCAAGGGCTGTTTCATTCATTTTCCGTGACCCTTTCTTCGTCTCCTTCAAAATTAACAACTTTTCCATTGTCGGTGTAATCTCGTTTGTCAAATTCAAGTTTCAGCTTGTCGATAACCACACGGTCGATATGCTCCCAAAACACTTCGTCAGTATCGGAGTGTTCAATTATCTTGGTCATCGACTTTAGTGCCTTTGCACATCTGTCGCGGCCAAAGCCGAAATCCTTATGCAAGGCAAATACAATCGTCTTAAAAATTCGCCTTGTCAGGTCATTGATTTCTTTGTCCTTGACTTTCTGATATTCCCTGTCGGCAAGGCGGTTAATCTCCGCCATAGCCTCTTTTTTTTAGCTTAACTGGTATTCTCGCTTTCAATGCTTTCTCTCCTTTCTTCAAATTCACAGACAAAGCCTGTACTTACGGGCTTACAATACTTGCAGTGCTTACAACAGTAAACGCAGATGTACGCCCCGAATCGTTCATTTACCGCTGCACATTTGCACCGCTGAATCTGCAAACCTCCGTACAAATTTCTGCATATTCCACATTGCTTTTTGTTTTTATAAAAATCAGTAATTTTCATTTATTCCTGTGAACCTCTGATGATTTCCGTCAAACACAAAACTGATTCTGCCCGTCCAGCCGAACTTGTTCTTGTCAAGTAACACCTCTGTTTGGGCGGGATCATTGTTTGCCTTATCAAGCACATACGGTCTGTGCAGAATAAAGATGTAGTCACCGTCCTGTTCCAACGCTCCCGACTCTCTGAGGTCGGACATCGTGGGGGCATTTTTCCCTTCTCGTGTCATTTGCGATAGAGCGATAATTACACAACCCGTTTTCTTGGCAACCCTTTTAAGCTCGGCGGAAATGTAGTTAGTTTTCACTCGGTCATCTGCAAAACTTTTCACCGACTGCACAATCTGAATAAAGTCGATAACGACAACATCGGGCTTGACCTCGACAATTTTTGAGCAGATATTTTCTATGTTATAAACATCATCAAGCACGAAAACATAATCACGCATTGCATTAATTTGGTTCTCAATTTCAATAGCTCTGTTGGCAAGATTCCGTTGTTTGGCAAATTCTGAATAATCAATATTGAGCATATCAGACATCATTCGTTCAAAGACCATTTCAGCGGTCATTTCAAGGCTGAAAACCAGTGAGCGGATTTTTCGTCTGAACTGATTGCGGACAATATTCAGAGCGAATGAAGTCTTACCTGTTGACGGTCTTGCGCCCACAATTGCGAAAGTCCCCCGTTCAAGTCCGTTTGCAACAACATCAATATCTGCAAATCCCGTTTTGATTAACCGCTTTTTTCTGAGTAGTGAATCGAGAAATTTGTCGGCATTTTCCTTAGCCTGCTGTTCGGTAGTGCCGATTTGTATTCGGCTTTGCTCATCTTCAATTGCTTTCTGAACATTTCCGATTGTCACATCATCCGAAAAAATCAGCCTGCCGAGGTTGTCTTTAAGCCGTTTTTTACTTGCCCATTCTTTAAGGCAGTCTATGTAGTCGTTAATCATAGACGGGGCAACTGCCGATTCGCAACATTCAAGCAAGAGCCGTTTGCCGTTTTCATCAAGATTTGACAGTACCTTGATTTTGTCAATTCTGCCGTAGGATTTATAAACCTCGTTCATAACCTCAAAAACGCCTGCAAAAACGTTTTCAAAATCATCGGCAGAGAGTAACAGCATTTTATCACTCAGTTCCTCTTCATACTGAAAAATCAGACCGAGAACGGCTTTTTGATACTCAATACCATTCGTCATTTTCTTCAGCCTCCTTTTTTAGGCGGAGAAATTCCTCACGGCTTATTGTTGGCACTCCGTCGTATGCTCCGGAGGCATATGTCTTATGTTCATTCTTTGACCAAGTTCTTAATAATGATTTCCAATCATCAATCGGCTTATCCGTTATCTGCCATTTTCGCTCTTCGTAATAATCAAAAAACTTCTTTGCATCAACATTCAAATTTTCAGTACGGATAAACTGTTCGACCTCTGAAAAAGAGGGGATATCTCTTTCTTCCCTTCTTTTCCTTTCTTTCCCTTTCTTATATTGTTGCCGATTGACTGCCGATTGAGTGCCGATTGACTGCCGATTGACTGCCGAATCGTGTGCCACTTTTTGATACTGATTGTAATTTTTTACAGTAATAATCGAATATTTCGAGGTTGTTTTGATTGCCACTTCGTTTGTCGATTTTAAGTGGTCTAATGCGGTTCTTACATTTTTAAGTGAAAGGTTAAGTTGTTCCGCAATGCGTTTCTGGCTTGTAACCCACTGCCCTCTTTTTACTGTAATGTTTTCAAAATCGTGATCGTAAACATTTGCATTGAGCAGAATATGTATAAACACACGCATTGTGTTGGCGTCCTGATACCATCGCCACGATTGGATTTTACGGCTTAATTTGATAAAGGTGTTATCCATTTTCCAATCGCTCCTTCATTTCTCTGTACAGAATTTCTCTGATAATTTTTCCGCTTGTTTCTTCCTTGCAGAAGATTATTTGACAATTGTACCTTGCGAGCCAAGCAAATAAACTTGCAGTTAATGCTTGCGGAGACATCTTACTTCTGTAACTGCCATTATAGGCTTTTTCCCAGTTTGCGTTTTCAATGAGCAGATAAACTTTCGCACCTGCCAATTTTGCCCGGTCAAATTCCCTTGTGAAGCGTTTTCTGCCCTTGCAATAGCAGGCGCAGAGTTCATCAAGGTTCATCTTCCGTTCAATCGACACAGAGCTTGAAATGTCAAACTCCGTGCCGTTGTCGAGAGTTGTTTTTGCTGAATAGTCGCCAAAGTCAAGTTTTTGCCGGACGAACGAAAGTCCCGTCTGTTTTATTCTTCTGCGAAGCCTGTCAGTGTCCTGCTCTCGTGTGTCAACTATGAGCGTCAAATTTTTCAACGCTCTGCTTACTTCAAACGGATTCATTTATTAAATAAACGGCAAATCATCGTCAATTGGCATATCGGCAAAGCCCTGATTTGTAGGTTGAACAGGCGCAGTCTGTCTGTTCTTAAGAGGCTTGTCCTTTGGTTCTGAATAATTGCCCTGTCTTGCGTCATCAGAAGCGATGAACATAAACGGCTGTGTTTTCCAGCCCGATTTGCCTGTTTCAGTGTTTTCCCATTCCTCATTGCGGACAAGTACACCGATTTCCTTACCTTTAAGTTTGGTCTCATCCCAATCCCAAGCGTAGCCGCTGTTGCTATCTTCGACTGCATTTGTAAAGCTTTTGAATGATTTCTTCGTCCACTCGTCTTTTTCGCTTCCGTCATCCTTTGGAACAAAAAGCCTTACAACACCGTGCCACTTCTTGTCCTCTCTGTCCTGACTGCGGTAGTCCTCGGCATAGTAGTTTGCATACTCGCCCTCGGCGATGTCAACGCTCACCCAAAGCATATTGCCAAAGCCGTACTTCTTTTCCTCTGCACCCATAATTTTGGCTACATAACCGCCTACAGGAAGCTGTTCTCTCTGTGTTACTGCCTGCTGTTTATCCCAATTGTTAATTTTTTTCATCGTTAATTACCTCCATATTGTAGTAGTTTCTAATCTCTTTATCGACTTCTTTAAGGTCGTTGTCAATTTCGTTCGTCGTGAACATTTCCATAGGTGACTTTGCCGATGTCTTACCGTCAGACTGCGTAATGAATCTGTGGCTCTTGCCGTCGGTTGTGCAGTAAAGAACTATCGAAAACAAGCCTTCAACGGTCAGCTGATTGTCGAGCATCTTGCCGATTGTCTTAGCCTTAATTTCGCCCATATCATTGCTTTCACAATGATGTAAAAAATAGACGATTTTATCGTCGGGAAGATTGTTTGATACAAATTCAATCAGCTTTTCAAAATTAAGGGCGATGTCGGTAAACTTGCCGTAGCCAACATCCTTCGCTCTGTCAAAGCTGTCAAATGCCATAAGATACTGGCTGTCGTCAATCACAATTGACTTTGCCGAACACCTCAATAACATCTGCTGTGCAAGCGCGTAGCGCGACACGCCCCTCTTGGTCGCCTCTCGGTTAAGATTGAACGGTTTTATGTTTGTGCGAAACGGCAACGGCTTATTCGCTACATTTATAACGCTGATTTCGTCAACTTTGAAATTTCTCAGGCTTGCGGATTTTCCACTTCCGCTTCTGCCGAGAACCATAACGGGTATTCCCATAATTATCTCCTTTCCTTAATTTGTATCGGACAGCCGTCGGGCAATCCGAGTATGTACGGGTTGTAAATCATCTTGTTTGTCAGCCTACACCAGTAGCGGTTTAAATCGTTTTCTGAGCGACAAAACGGGCAGTAGTGACATTTCACTTTATTTTCGGGAAAGTGGACCGTGAGCGAAATCTCGCCGTCTGTGAAGTACGAAACGCCGTTTGGAAACTCCTGTGACATCACTTTCGCCCCCTTGCATTCAGATTTATTTTGTGGCAGATATAGTCGATGAAATTGTAATTCTTAGAGCGTTCGGCTCGGCGATTATCGCGCTCGGATTTATATTCGAGGTATTTTTCGCAGTCGCTGTGACAGCGTTCACTTCTCATCTGACAGCCATAACACGGAGCTTTTGTTCTTACCATTTCGCAAGCACCACCAATCATAGAAGAAATCAATGCCGTCACAATCCAACGTCCACTCCCTGATTCTGCCACAAATCAGCTTTTCGGGTTGAGATTTTACGGGCTTTTTCATAATTTTAAGTGCTGTTTTGTACAGCGTTTTGATTGCAATTTCGTCCTTTAACGATGACAACTCCGATTCAAAATCGTAGGCACAATTGACGATTTCACTCATCAGCTCAACTCTCGGGTTGTCGTAATATCTAATGATGTAGGGCTGTTTGTAATCGTTGACATACCATTCGATGAATGACAAAACTTCACCGTCCGAAACGCTCTTTACAAAGCAGTCATAACACTTACCGTCGAATAATCTTCCAAAGTCAAAGTCTTCAAGAACTTCTTTTCGTCCACAGTCCTCGCAGGTGAAAAGCTCTTCAAACTGCCAGTCATGGCATTTCGGACATTCTTTCGGCTGTTCATCATCAACCCATTCGTTGTTGCAATTTCTGCACCAAAATTCCATTTTTTCAACCTTCCTTCTTGATTTTTTAATCAATAAAGGATATAATCAAAGTGGTTATATTGTTTATATCCTTACTATCCGTTGAGGCTTTGTAGAGTTTCAGCGGATTTTTTCTTTTTTTCTTTGAAGTATTGCATATTTTTTTCGCGCTTGATATAGGCGAGCTGACCTGCAATCGCTACAAAAGTTAGCGCTTTTTCGTTCAAAAAAATCTTTTCCGCAACGCTTACAATGTTGTACGGGTATTCTTTTAAACGATGTGCAACTGTCGCAATCTTTTTCGCATGCAATACAGCCTTTGATATTGCTCCAATTCAAGCACATATCCTTCTGCCAATATTCACTGTATTCCTCATCAACATTTGAGTTCGTTTTTGCAACACAAAGTAAATCTCCTGCGATGATTGATAACAATAGATTAGCTTTGTTTTTTTCTTCGTCCGACATAAGTCGCTTGTATTTTAACGGCTTGTCAGGCGTTCCGTCTCCAAAGTTTCCGTTGCCTATGTACGCTCTTACTTTGTCGAGATTTTCAGTCAAATATTTATCAAACACTCTTCCTCTGATTGCTTTCGCAGAGCGACCTATTACATCTGAAATTTGCTCATATTTGCTCCCATTTTTAATCATGTTACTGAGAATTGCATATTCTTCATCGCTCCACTTATTATGATTATCAGCTTTTATCGGCCGATATTTTATACTTAGGTCATTGATTCTGCGTTGTATAGCTCCTTCGCTACGGCACAATATGTGTGATAGCTCTTTGTAGCCATACTTTTGCTTTTTAAGCAATTCTTTGAGAAGGTTATCTTCTCTGTTTGTCCACGGAGTTGCTTTAATAAAACTGTTCCTTAATATGTCTGCCTCTCGTTTTGGGTCTACCCAATCAGGCTCAGGTCCTAATTGATATCTTTTAAGTTTAGAAAAATCTAAAAAATATTGATTTTTCTCCGCCCACATCCAAAATTCATCTATGTAAACAACGGTAAAATTTGTTTTTGAACTTCTTGATATGTTGTGAGTAGGCAGATTCCTATTTTTTACCCACGATGTTTTTAAATAGCTGGCAGAAGTGTTTGGACGAATGAGTTTATAAAGATTACTTATTGTGATATATCTATAACCATTGGTCAAAAAAGGTCCTAAGTTTAACTTACCGGCTTTTAGCCTTATCGCACATTCGGATCTATCAAGGTGTTTTGTTATAGTGGCCATATTAACGTTTCCCCAAGCAGATACAAGATAATCTATTTCATCGGCCGTCCATGTTTTATTTAGCCTCGACATTTGCTGACACCCACACATTCAAAACCGATTGTTTCGGGTTCTGATGATTCATAGGCTTTGAGCTTGCGTTTTAGCTCTCTGTTTTCATGCCTGTAACCGCTTGACGCTGTTTTTTCGAGTGCAAGGTCTGTTCTTGCGTTTCTTAGCTCAATGCTGAGATGTCTGTTCTCTGCTCTGAGGTTTTCCACATCTTTGAGCAGTTTTCTGCGTGTCGGATAGTTTCTTAACCACATTGTTAATGCTCCTTTATGTATTGTCTGATTTCTTCTTTATCAAATCGCCAAAGCTTTCCGATTTTGTGGGCAGGGAGAACGCCCTTTTGTGCAAGCCGTGTTGTGTAATCGACATTAAGTGCAAGCAACCGTGCCACATACGGCACATCAATTATCACAGGCACATCATCCCAATTGACAATAGGTCTTTCTCTCGGCATTTTCAGTCCTCCTTTTTTAACATTTCGTTAAGCTGTTTTTGTGTGTTCAGAAAAATCAAGCCGCCGAACCGAATAAATCTTCGATAGATAAATCAGTTTGTAAAACCGACTTTAATCGGTAACAATTAACACAATTGCAGGTCCTTCGATTTCAATTTTTGATTTGGCGTATGGTTCTGCAATTTTTATTTCAACACCCTCTCGACTTCCTAATTCCTCTGCCAACTGAGCGGTAGGGATTTTTTTTAATTCATTCATCTTCTTCACCTCAAATCTATATTGATCGTACAAGTGCCAATTTTTGCATTCGTGATACACTGTGCAACACGCTTATTCCAATTTTTGATAGCAGTTGCTCTGTCAGTGCTATAATCACCAAAGCAGGTAGCCGCGGTACAATTAGCGTTAGTGCACTCAAACATATACGCCTCCTCATCAGCGCCTATATTCTCAACTGTTACCTCGCTTCCGCAAACGGACAAGGCTTGATTCTCAGTTCAATCATTTTCTTCATCTCCTAAAATTTCGGGATTGTCGTAGATGTTGCCTACAACTTCAACATTTTCAGGCCAATAACTCCGCCCTAAACCCTCGTAGAAGTTATCATACTCAAACTCGAACTCTGTTCCTTCGGCATCGTACCGAACAACTCCGTAGCCGTCACCGTCTGAACGGTCAGAAAAATCAATAATATCTCCCTCAAAAATTTTCTTGCCGTTCTTGTCAACCATGCCTGTGTACTGACCGACTGTTTCGGGATCTACCGCAACATACACCGTTGCATCGGGTGTTATACAACAGCCTTGCTTAGTTACAAGCAAGGTGCCCTCTGACCACTTACCGTTAGCTATCATCTTGCCTCTGAATAAATATTCTCTCATTTATATCATTCCTTTCGTTAAGCTGTTTTTGTATGTTCAGAAAAATCAAAAAGCCAAGCAAGATCATATCTTTTAAAAAATATGTTTTTAATCATTACCGCCTCAATCAAAGTAAAGCCAACCTGATAAACAGCTTTGCTTGAAGATGTTTCGCCCTCAAGTTTTGCAGTTACGGTATTGAAATGTAATCCAAGCAGATTTGCAATATCTGTTTTAGTTACACCTTCATCTTTCATTGCTTTCACCAAATTAGGATATAACATAGTTTTTCACCTCCAATCTACCTTATTTAGTAGATTACAGCATTATAATATACCTTTTACGGTAGATTGTCAACACTTTTTTAAAAATAATTTACTAAAAAAGGTAGATTTGTTATTGACATCTACAAAATTTTGTAATATACTAACTATCAAAGAGAGGTGAGTGCAATGACTATTGAGCAAAAATTGCAGGATTATATTTTAGATAAATATAAAAGCGTGATGCAATTTGCAAAATTAGTTGATTTGCCTTATACAACCGTTAAAGGTATTTTTAGTAGGGGCATTTGGGGAACATCTATTCAAAATGTCACCAAGATATGTAATTTTTTATCTATTGATATAAACGCTTTGATAAATGGCGAAATTAAAGAACAAATACATATAGATAAACTTTCGGATCACGAGAAAAAGGTTATACTTGCATATCGTAATAAAGTTGATATGCAACCCGCAGTCGATAGATTGCTCGGTGTGGAAGCTGAAGTATTGATACCAACGATTAAAGCCGCACGAAGTGACGGTAATAATCAACCAATTGAAATAGTTAATCTTCCTGATCTCAGTAAGTTTGAGCCTGACGATACAGATTTATAAGACATAATAAAAAACACCTCATGGGTTAAAATACCGATGAGGTGGTAAACTTGAATTATGAAAAATACAAAAACGCACGCAATGCCTCTTGGCAATGCTTAATCGACTACAGAATTAGCAACTTGCCTGTTAAAGTCAGTCAGATAGCAAAGCAAGCCGACATTGTTTTGTTGAAAAATTCGGCAGTCAATCTGCTACACCAAAATGAGAGCGGTACAACTCTTATGCAAAATGATAAGCTGTACATCGTCTATGCTGATGAGCAATCTCCCCAGCGTTGTAGATTTACAATTGCCCACGAACTCGGGCATATCTTTTTAGGGCATCTGTTTGCTAAAAATGGTAAAGGTTTTGCAATAACCGACGATGCTGAACATTCAGCGAATGTATTTGCTCGAGATTTGTTGGCTCCGGCTTGTGTACTCCATGAGCTACACGCAACAAATGCCGCTGCAATTGCAAATTTATGTGACATTAGCTTTGAAGCGGCAACCTACAGGGCTGAACGAATGGCAGAGATCGAACGCAGAAATGCCTTTTATCTGCACCCACTCGAAAGGCAAGTAAAAGAGCAATTCGCAAATTTTATCAATAAAAAGAAAAACCTACCATAGTTGCCGCTATGGTAGGAATAGGAATTATGAGAAGTTGGAACTCCTCGAATATTATTATATAATATTTGACATTATGTGTCAATGAGGAGGCTATTATGGGATTATTATCAAAATTATTTAAAAAGCCAAAATCAGAGGTAAAAACTCCTGCGATGCAACCGGAATCGGGCAAGTCGCACACGAAAGTTTTTAAAGTTGCAGGTGTTACCTTTCAGGGCAGGCAGAAGTTACTTAAACAACTCAAAACTGACAAAAAAGCAGGCAAAGCGCTTAATGTGCAGTTACAGGAATACGATTATAAAGGCGAGCCTGCAATCAAGGTGCTTGTCAACGGTTTAGATGTCGGCAATCTCCATATAGAAGATGTAGCTTTTGTTAAAGAAAATCAAGAGCGAATTCTTGGCATTAACGATTTTACAATTGGTGAACATTACGATGAGAACGATAAAGTAAGTTATAATGCAAAGGTTAAAATGCTCATAGCAAATAAAAATTAAATAAAAAAAATCCGCCCTGCTCGACTGGTATTCGAACAGAGCGGAATCATCTACACAGGGTGCAGATGATACGATTTAAACGCAAAATAATTGTATCACAATCCCCTGAATTTTTCAAGTTTTGAATATCAGGGGATTTTTGCACCCTTTTTTCAAACAAAAGGAGTGTATAAAATGAAAAAACGCAAAGACGGACGCTATCAGAAGAACATCTATATCGGACGAGATGAAAACGGTAAACGAAAGTACAAATCCGTATGTGGCACATCACGAAAAGAGGTTGAAACGCTTGCCGCCGAATTAAAACAAAAACTCGGCAAAGGCATAGATATCTCATCTGATGATACATACGGATGTTGGAAAAAACGCTGGCTAACGGTTCAGCGGTCACTGCAAACACCACAGCAATACAAAACGCTTGAACGGTATCTCAAACATTTTACAGAGCTTGAACCTTACAAAATCAGCAAGCTGACAATTGCTGACTTTCAGGAAATCGTGTTCGACTTAGCCGCTAAGAACCCAACAACAGGCAAACCCACAGCGAAAAAATCGCTGAAAGAGTTCATCGCAACCGCAAGCCGAGTGTTTGAGTATGCTATTGAAAACCGAGCTATCGACTTCAACCCACTGAAATATGTCAAAATATCAAAGAATGCGGCAAAGAAAAAAGAACGCAGAGCCTTGTCACCTGAAGAGCAAAAGCTAATAATCAACACTCCGCACAGAGGAAGATTGCCGGCAATGATTATGTTGCTTGCAGGACTGCGAAGAGGTGAATGCCTCGGCTTGCAATGGGCGGATATTGACTTGAAACGCAACAAAATAAATGTTCATCAGACTTTGGTTCTTGACGGAAACAATTCTTACATAAAAGCAGGAGCGAAAACAGAAGCAGGTGTCCGCAAGGTTGATATTCCGACCGTTCTGTCAGACTATCTGAAAAGCCTTGCACCCCATTCTCCATTTGATTATGTAGTCACAACCACCAAGGGCAAACTTATGACAAATTCAGCGTGGCGGAGATTGTGGGAGAGTTACATCAATTGCCTAAACCTCGAAGCATTCAATTCACAGCAAGGCAAAATTGTCGGCATTGCTCCACGCAGTAAATACTGCCCCGACGGTATTCCGCAGGTCATAGAACCGTTTACAGCTCATTGTCTTAGACACACCCATGCAACAAATCTTTTCTATTCGGGCTATGATATTCTCTACATTCAACACCAGTTAGGGCATACCAAACCCGAAACCACCTTGAACATTTACACGCATTTAATGCAAGATGATACTGAAGCACCTGCGAAAAAACTTGATGATTTTCTCAATCGTAAAATAAGCTAAAAAATAAATGCAAGGCAAATGTTAGGCAACTGAACTTGAAAAGTCCGATAAACACTAAGTTTTTCACACATTTATTAAGTGGTTTGGGACCAAGATGCCGCAGGTTCAAGTCCTGTCACCTCGACCATAGAAAAAACCGCATTAGAAAGCCATTTT